GACAAATTCAAAAGAAGAATAGATAGGAGCAAGACAAGATGACTGATGAATTAAATATTACAGAAGACCAAATCCTTGATGGAGCAGAGGCAACAGTGGAAGAAACTGCAACGGAAGAAGCCCAAGGAATTGAAAGTTGGCTAACAGAAGACGAGCCAGAAGCAAAACAAGAAAACAATGTATTACCTAATGCGGTAAAAGATTTGTATGCAGAAATCGAAGCACTAAAGGCGGAAAAACAAAAACCTGCACAACAAGAGGAAGAGAAGCCTGTAGAAAAAGCAGCTACTTTAGCTGAAATGCAAAGGCTGTTAGATCAAAGAGATCAAGCGGCTAGGCAAGAGAAAATACTAGAAGCAAATTACAATGCTTGTGCATCGGTAATTGATTCTTATTTAGATGGGGTAGACGCTTCAATTAAAAAAGTTTGTGGAGACGATAATGAAAACAAAGACTTTCTAGTTGATTACGCACAAGAATCTTTACAGCTTGCAATTTTGCGAACTCGAATAAAGGCAGAAGCAGCAGGAAAAGTGTTGGTTCCCGAAGATATAAGACGCATAGGAAAAGAACATGCTAAAAAATTTGTATCTGTTTTAAAGAAATTTGAAAAAGGTGGTACTCCACAGGAAACTAAGGCTGGAGCAATTGGCACAGCGGTTAAACCTTCAAGTCTCAACGCAGTAGAAAGAATAAACTTCCAAAAAGAATATGCAAGAGCAAAGCAAGAGGGCAAATTAACTTATCAGATGGCGGTTAAGGCTAGAGAGATGGGCTTAAATTTGAATAAATAAAACAGAAATATACTTTAGATGTACCCCTTAAGAAAGGGGCAAGTCTAAGGAGATATTTCACAAATGGTAAACCCAATAAACAGTGTTCTTTCAATCAATGATGCAAGAACGTATATGGAAGATGTCCAATCGGACATCATTAAAACCTCTGGAGTTAGAGCACCTTTCTTGATGAAGCACATGGCAACCGTCAGTAAAATGGGTTCCAAAGTTCAATGGTTTCAACAAGCAATTTCAAGGGGCGTATTAACTTTAACAGGCAGTTATTCAGCAGGTGGAACAACGTTCACGGTAGCTGCTCCAACAAGAGCTAATCCGTTTGACGTAGAAATTAAGCCTGGTATAACAAGATTAGTTAATCAATCTGGTTCTGCAAAATGGTTAGTAACTGGTGCGAACGGGGCTTTTACGAGCTTAACTATTCAACTTTTAAGTGGTTATGCTGATCCAGCAACTTTAGCAATTGGTACTCAACTATTTACAGATAGAGCGGGCGAGATTGGTGATGGTTTTGGGGCAAATAATGACATTTCTCTAGCGGGATCTGATTTTAACTTCTACTCAAATTTTTTCCATGATATTCAAATCGCTGGTCCAGTAGCTAATGGCAAATTTAATTATGCTGGTATCAATGAATTAGATTTCAGCAATCAAGAAGAAAACTTACTTCCACCGATTATCAGAATGTTAGAAAGAAAATCATTAAAAGATATTCGTTTAGAAGGTTCAAACGCATTAACGGCAGATGGTTTCACTAGAACTGCTGGTACTGGTGCTCAAGCTGGTGGTCTTAAGTTTTACATTGAGAACTCTGGTGGATACACTGTTACTGGTGGTAGTGCAAGTTTAACTGAGGCTACAGTAGAAGCAGATGTAATTGCTCTTAGAGATCGTGGAGCATTACAGGGTCCTAAAGTATTTACTAGACCAACTGACCTAACAAACATTGATATGTATGTATCTGAGAATGGTTTATCTGCTCTTCAATCTCAAGTTCGTTTCCAAAGAGAAAACGCTCAAAATGCTGATGGCGGTTTAGGTTCATCTCAAGCGTATCATATGCTTGTTAATGGATGTAAATTAAACGCTCTTGTTTCTGACGGCGTTGGCGACAATGAAGTGTTTTATGTTCCTGCTGTAAATGATGTAATCCAAATCAACGTAATGAGAATGTTTGAGAAAGTTGGCAATCCATTTGAGGATGGTGATGGAATCAAGCAAAAATACGGTACTACTTTTACAGAATGTGTAAAAGCTCCATGGACTCTAGGCTACAGAAATAACTTAGTGGTTATCTAACAAAAAAGAGAGGGGAAACCCTCTCTCTTTTCTTGCTCACAACATAACAATAGCATTAAAGAAAAGAAAGGAGAAGATATGCCATTTTTAGTATTAGCTGGTGCTCAAATATACGATGGGGACATGAAGCGTTTTTATAATAAACCACACCCCGCAACAGGTTTATTAGAGAGAATTGTAGTTCAAGAGGGAGAGTATACGACTCCATTACGTTTAGGCTTTGGGGATGAGTGCGGTTTTATAGCAAGCTCGCCTGAATTTAAAGAAATAGTTTACAGAGGTGTTCCAAATTTAAAAGAAAAGAATTGGACGACTAATCCAGTATGGAGAGTTCCATCTAACCGTTACTTTGGTCTTATAGAAAGAGATGGTGATGAAATAGATTATACGCCAATGCACCAAGCGTTTTTAAGATTATTAAAATTTTATAGACTCAATCAAACTCAACCAGATCAAGTAATTTGGTATGAGCCTGATATCGCCGATATTATGATTCAAAACTGGGGTCATCAAAAGAATTGGCATTTCCCTTTATGGTTAATTAAAGAATTAGTCAAAATGGGTGAATTTGAAAATGCTTTAAAACGTAGAAAGTTATTTTCTGACGGTGGCGAGTATGTTCTGACTCAGCAAGAGTATGAGCAGTTAATGGGAGCTATCAAAGAAAGAGAACTTATTGAAGCTGAATCATCGCAAGAGGCAGAAGAGTTAGGGCTAAAACTATTGCTTAAGAGTTATTACGATGATAAAAAAACTCAAACAATAAGAGATGCAATGCCTGCGGCTCAAAAAACAAAAAAACAAAATAGAGATCGTGGAGAATTGCAATCAATGATCTCAGGGCAATTGGAGAAAGAGCAAGAACTTGGTAATAACGTATCTTAATTTACTGAATGATGCTAGGGGGTTGGAGGCTGATTCTCCAATCCCTTTAATTGAAGCAACAACCGCAACAAGCGGCAATGCTTTAAAAGGTATTCAAGCAGTGAACCAAGCGGTACAGTGGGTTTTAGAATCTTCTTCTGATTATGATTTTTACAATCCTGTAGAGAATTTAACAGCTACACTAGGCAATGGTATTTTAATAGCTCCAACGGGTGGCTGGGATCCTCAGCTAATTACTAAATTAGTTTTAGTGGAAGCAGGGGAAAACTACTCTGAGATTTTGCCTCGTTCTAAAACAGAGGGTAAAGAGTTAGAGTTCGTTAATACTGACCAAGGTAGACCGCTTTATTATTACATTGATGAGGGAGTAGTTAATTTAGTTCCTGTTCCTGATGCGGCTTATACCGTTCAAGCTTTTTACAATTATGAAATGCTTAGAATTACGGCAAGCAATATATCGGGTAACATTATTTTCCCTACTAGCTTTCAAAGGGCTTTAGTTTTAGCTACTCACGCATGGTTAAGAAAAACCAAAGGTGATCCCGAGTGGAGACAGCTTTTAGATATGGATGCAAAAGAGGCATTGAATAAGGCGATTATTAAAAACAAGTTTAATTTAAAAGTTAAAGGTCGCAGGAAGTTCAGGGTTAGATCAAGGGATAGGAATTGGTAGAAGCCACACAAACCCTACTAATAAATGATTTTAGCGGTGGTTTAAATCTCCGTGATGCTGAAATTGCTTTACCTTTAAACGAAACACCAAGGGCTTATAATTTTGAAATTGTTACACAGACGGGATTGCAAAAGATTAACGGCTTTGAAAACCTTTTTGAGTTTTCTTTCCCTAGTCATATTAGCTGGGATTATGTGGATGTATACACTGATGATGATTTAAACTATTCAATCATTGGGGTTAGTTATCCAAATATTTATTTAATTAATCCTGTATCTGGGGCTTATGAATTAATAGGGACTGGGTTACATAGCATTGGTGAGCCAATTGGAGTAGAAGCTAACGGTGGATATTTCTTGGTTGATGGAGCTAATGCACCAAGGTATATTTATAAAAAAACAGTAACTACAGTTACATGGCCGCCTGTTTATACAAATAATAATAATGCTTCTGGGAATTTAGACGAAAGCCCTTATGCCACGGCAGCTAATCCAACCGCTAGTACCGTAGGCTTTCCTTCAGTAGCAGCATTTCATGCAAATAGAATATGGCTAGGTGGAGATGCTAGCAATCCACGCAGATTATATGTTTCCAAGATTGGGGATATATCAAACTTTTCTTCTAATGATCCGTTAGCTTTTGATATTGCTTTCTTTGTTGATATGCCCGTAGTTAGACCTACTGTAGCCCTAAAGGTTTTATCAAACAAAAATTTAATTGTTTATTGCGACAATCAAATTGTAGTAGTGCAAGGTATTAATCCGCCTGGTACGGCTTATCCTCAACCTCATTTTTCTTTTGAAGTTTTAAACAGTGAGCTAGGGTGTCTAAGTAAATATTTAGTTCAGGCTAAGGGTGACAATGACCATTATTTTGTAAGCAATCAAGGGCGAATTTTTCAGCTATCAAGTACCGATAATTTCCAAGATGCTAAGCCTTTTGGTTTAACGCATAAGATATTCCCCCTTTTACAGCAATATGATAATGAAGTTTTCACAAGAGGAAGATTGATTAACTTTCCTTTAAAGGGTGAATTGCAGTTTTGGTTTCCAAGCAAAACAACAAAACGTTATCCTGATCAAGCTTTAGTATTAAGCTATGGAGATCAACCTAGTAGTGAGACGTGGAGTTTAATTAAAGAGTTTGACGAAGACGAAAACATATTAAAGTTAAGGTCATTTTATTTAGATAGAGTTACAAATGAATTAGTTATAGTAACAGATAAGGCATTTTTGCAAATAAACAAAGGCTTTAATTTCAACGGAAACCCGATTAAGTCTATATATCAATTGGCAACATTAGATTTCGGGCAACCGAACAATACTAAACAAATTACGAACATCACAATTAATGCACGCTCTTCTAGCGGCACAACAATAAAAATAAAGCATACTTGGGAGAATGGGGCTTCTGGTTCCGAGGATGTTCAAATTCCTGCATTACCAAATAGCTTTTGGGGTGAGGCTGAATGGGGTGTTGATATTTGGTTATCTAGTGCAGGGCTGCCAATTGTATCTAAAAAGTTTACTCCAGCGAATCCAACGGGCAAGTATTTAAAGTTGTTCATTGAGCATACTTCTGATACCGAAGATGTGATTATAGACTCCATTGTTATAGATTTTCAAACCATAGGTAAAGAGTAGGATTATACTTAATATATATGGCTAAAACAGGCGGTTCTGGTAGTGGTGGCGGTGGCGGAAAAGCTGCTACAGTTGCCAATTCTTTAGGAAATGTTAAGGCTAGTGGTATTGGTTCGGCTATTGGTACTGGTATTGGTACTGCGGTAGGTGGTCCAGTCGGCGGGGCTATTGGTGGTGTTCTTGGCGGTGCGGCTGACATAGTGCCACCCATAGGCGTCAACGGCGCCTTGCAGTTGCACCCCATCGAACTCCCCGTCGCCCAAGAAGACCACCTGTGCCCCAGCGGGAATCAAGGCGTGGACTTGTTCCAGCAAGGCGAGGTGG